CAGCGCCTGCTTGTTGTCGCCGCTGGCTTTAACGATCTGAGCGATTGCCTTGCCAGAGATGTCTTTGGCACCGGTACCTGAGGTATCCAGGGCCTGCTGAAGCTTCGCATCAACCGTGGCGCCCGTACCCAGAACTCCGGTCTGGATGATGGCCAGAAGACCATGGTGGTTAGCAGCAGAGATCCAGCCAGTGGTGGCGGTTCCGGCTGCCTGACTGACAGGGTCTAGCGTGGCGAGGATGGCAAGCAGTTCGCTGCCTTTTGCGTTGGGAAACATGAATGTTCTCCTTAGAAGTTAGGGCGATCAGCGCGCGCCCAGTTGAATGAACGGGGACATCGTGGCGCTGCCCTTGGCAGGCGCGATCGGTGCGGAAACCTTGGATTGGCCATCCATACGGAAGGTGGTCCGGAAGGCAGTCAGGTCGGCATCGAAGTACAGGTGCATCGACGTTGCCGTCTGCAGGCCACCCGCCTTGGTGATCGTCTGGTAGTAAGACAGGTCCACCAGGAGCACATCGCCTTGACCCGAGAACGAGTTGGCGTGCTGGGAAACAAACACCGGACGCCCCAGCAAGGAACCGTAGGGCGAAACCTGGATACCACCGACCGAAAGGCCGTTGGGCAGGTAGATCGGGTAGTTGCCCAAGGTCAGGGTGAACAGAGCGGGCAGGACATCGTTATTGATGATCCAGACCGATCTGGCAAAGCTACCGGTGGGCAGACGCGAGATCATCTTGGCCAGGTTCTGCGGCAGCAGCGTCTGCGTCGCCTGGCCACTTTCCTTAGCCACGGTGACCGTAGCCCCTGCGGTCAAGGCCCCAATCGGCACTCCGTTGCCCGCGCCAAAGAGGATGGACTCGTTGGTCTTCCAGCGAATCGAGTCAGCTACCTTTTCGGGCAGGTAGCTCGTGAGAGCGTTGGCGTCATCCAGCAACTCGTCGGTCGTGGGCACCAGGGCCATGAGCTTTTTGAGCCGCAGGGTTGAGAGACCCAGTACAGGCTTGGTGGCGACGGCCGAGGCAGCCTCTCCCTGCCAGTAGGCACGAATGCCATTGGTCCCCCAGGGCGTGGTCTCGTCCTTGGGGAAGGCCATGCTGTTGCCACTGATCTCTACGTTGTCAGTCAGTGGTAGCAGGGAGTCCTCGCCCAGGGAAAGACGGAAGATCTGCTGCGAGAACTCCGGAGGCACCAGGAAGCCACCGTCCTGACCAGACCCTTCGTTACCGTAGGTGCTGGGGGCTGCAGCGCCACGGCCGCCGCCAATCAGGAGTCGCTCATCGACCGACTTGCCGGGCTTTTCTGCCTGGAAAACGGCCTGCATGAATTCACCCACGGTCTTGAAGCCGTGCTTGGGATCGGCTTCGCGATTGTCGGTGACGGTGATGAAGTTGCCTGCCGACGCATCGACCGTCATGGCCATTTGTGCCTCCTCGGCAATCAGGGCCGCCTCGCGGTCAATAGCCGCAGAAGCCGACTCGATTCGGGTCTTCAGCGCATCAAAGGCCGAAGTCTCCTCATCATTCATGTCGCGGCTCTCGGCCGCTGCGCGGTCGGTCAGCGCACGGGCTTCCTTGATGAGGCCAGCTTTGCGGGCCTGCAGTTCGCGGAGTTGCTTACTCATTTGAATTCTCCAGAAATGAAAATGCCGCCTGACACCTCGCGGTGTGGCGGCTCGGATGGAATGAAACGGGTAACGACCTTCGGGTCGTATTCGGACCTAGGACAACTCGATGGAGCAGCCCCGGGATTGGGTTAAAGCAAGGCCAGGGCGTCCCTGGCTTGCCTCAGGCGCGTAGCTCCTGGCTTACTCAGTTGCCGAGCGTTGCGTCGCATCTTTTTGATGACGTCATCGAGGGTGGCAATGCCGTCGACCATGTTCTGAGCCAGTGCGGCATCGGCACCAAGAACGCGCCCCTGGCCCATGCCTTCGCGGACCTGGGAGATCGGCACCCCGCGGCCACGGGCCACGGCCTTGGTGAAAGCAGCGTAGTAATCGTCCACTCTGGATTGCATGAAGGACTGGGCATCTGCATCCAGCGGGCTGTAGGGGTTACCTTCAACCTTGAATCTGCCCGCTGAGATCAGGGTGGTTTTTACGCCTGCATCTTCGAGCGCCTTGCTGTAGTCCTGGTGTGCTTGCCAGACACCGATGGAGCCGACTTCGCCACCAGGAGTGACATAGAACTCGGAGGCCGAACAACCGATCCAGTAGGCGGCGGACGCTGCAAGTGAATTGGCCACCGCGATCACAGGTTTCTGGGCACGCGCGCTCTGAATTTCATCGGCCAGTTCTGCGACGCCGTAAACACTGCCCCCGGGACTGTCGATATCAATCAAGATCTGGCCCACCGTGTCATCAGCGATCAACTGGCGTAGCGCCGAGGAAAACTGCTGGGTGCTGGTGCTGCCAGGGCCAGAAACATCGTCGACCATGTTTCCGCGCTGGGTGACCACCCCATAAAGAGGCAGCACCGCGATCCCGCCCGAGGACTGCACCGCCGCAGTTTGGCGGCGCGATTCACGGATTACGCGGTCGGCCTGAATGCGGATCATGTTCTCGGACTCGGCAGGAATACCCGCAGACCAGCGCATGACCACTGCCGCCAAGGCATTGAGTCGTTCGGGCATCAAGGCCCAGGGAGTCGCCAGAAACTCGGCGACCAGTAATTGGTGATTCATGAGTTCATTCCCAGTTGGATCAGTGATTGGCGAAGGTCTGGCTCTGAAAGAGTCCGACCGTCTTGTTCTTGCGCCCATTTCTCGGCAACTGACACGGGTACGGCCAAGGCTTCTGCAATGAGGCAGATCTCTTTTTCGTCAATCGCGCCGGAGCGGCTGATGCGCCTCGCCCAACGGTCAGCCGCGCTTGCAAGCACGGCGCGAAAGCGCGCATTGGTTTCCTCATCGACAGATGCCTGCGGCTCCAATTCGCTGTCCGCCGCGGCATCAGGTGGCTCAGCCTCTTCGGCATCACCTTCCTCCACCATGTTGAGCGGTCGCAAGGGCTCGTCCAGGCCCTCCAGCGGGTTGAGGTTTTCCGCCACTCGCGCTTCGTTTCGGGTGAGCCAGCCGTTTTGAATGCCGCTTTGGTAGTAAGCGGAGCGGCTAGCTGCGTCTCCACGCATCAGGTTCGCAAAGTCGAACTCGACCTCCAGATCGTCGCCTTCGAGCAATAGCTCAGAGCCGATCGAGGCTTCCCAGCGCTCGGCCCAAGGCGTCATTGTGTGCATCACGAATTCGAGCGATTGCTGCTCGATATTGGAGAAAGTGGCCCGGTCCAAGTCCGCAATCATGTGAGGCGGCACCCGGAAGATCCGAGCGATATCCGTGATCTGAAACTTTCGAAGCTCCAAGAACTGGGCGTCCTTGTTGGTCACGCCGACCTCATGGAACTTCATACCGTTTTCTAGGACCAGTACCTTGCCGCGGTTGGCGCCAGACTGCGCCGCCTGGTAGGACTCGCGAAAGACTTTCTTGGCCTCTGCATCCTTGAAGGAGCCAGGAAACTCGATCCAGCCGCCCGTGGGCTTGGCGTCGTTGGCAAAAAACCGTGAGCCGTAGTCCTGGGCAGCCAAGGCCATTCCCAGGCTCTCCCGAGCCAACTCAATAGGACTCATGCCCATCAAGCCGTCTGAAGACAGACCCCGTAGATGCCAGACATCCCCGCGCGGCAGGACTGCTTCGTCTCCGAATCGGTCTGTGACCCGGTAGCGAAATTCTCCTGAGCGCAGCAGTTCCATGCGCACCCGGTCAGGATGGATAGGTACCAACTCCACGATCTCACCGCGGGGGTTGGTGATGATCTGGCAGTACGCGTTACCGCGCAGGGCTAAATGGCCTTGCAGCATCTCCCGCCACTCGAACGGGTTTTGGTATCGGTTGGGCCGGCGGCAAAGCAAGGTGTGCAGCCAGTGATCGGTGACCCGGTCTTTTCCACCATCGGCCCGCTTTCGGTATAGCACGATGGGAAGAGACGCCATCGTCTCGGACAGGATGCGCACGCAGGCATAAACCGCTGAAAGACGAAGGGACGCATCAGGGGTGACACGAACCCCACTGGAGGTCCTGGCCGATACTGGCTCGAACCAGAAGTCACCCCAGCCAGATCGGTCATCGCTTGATGCCCTGAATCGATCGAAAAAACTCAGTAATCCCATTGGCTCAGAGCAGCATCAATTCGTAGTCGGATCCCAGCACCACGTTCTCCCCGGGCTTGATAGCCCGAGAGAGCGCCATGATCAGTGCCACGATGCCGTCGATCTTGTTCTCTGCTCGCTCCTTGCGTGGGTAAATGTTGTCTTTGACGTCCAGGTGCGCCACCACGTTGCTGGCCATCCAGGTGAGCACCGGGTCGCTGTCATGGGCGAGCTTCTTCTGCAGCACCAGGGCTTCGAGCGTCTTCATTGGCTCGCTGAAATTCAGCACCGTCGGACGCACTTCGATCATTGGCAGCCCCTCGGACAGCATCCGGGTTGACAGTTGAGTCGCCTGAAAGGGATCGAAGGCCACCGCCTGCACCTCAAATCGTGAGGCCATCTCCAGGAGGTCTGCCTCGATCCAGCCGAAATCGATCACATTGCCTGGCGTCACGGTCAGTCGACCGGTGCGCATCCAGCCTTCGTACTGACTGTTTCCTGCGGAGCTGACCGTGTCCTCAGGCAGGTAGTACTTGCCAAAGACGGCGTAAGCGTCTGCGATCTCCGGGTGCGGAAAGACCAGTACCAATGCGGCGATGTCTGTCTTGCTGGCCAGATCCAGTCCGATCCAGCAGGGCTGGCCGATGAAGGCCTCGATGTCGAGTGTTGAGTCGGCGCAAGCATCCCAAGCCCGCATGTCCATCCAGGCGGTGTCTGCATTGACCCACTCGTTCAAGTGCTTTGTCTTGAAGTTATTGACCGCACTGGGCAGCTGCATTGCCTTGGCCTGTAATGGCAGCAGCACTTCTGGCTTTACCGAAATGCCCCAGTTAGGGTTCGCCTTGATCAGCGCACTCTCGGCGGTCCAGTCATCGCCGTCATCCAAGCCATAAATGATCCCGAACTGGGAGTCATCCTCGAACACGTCGTCCAGCAATTTTGTTACGAAGGTTCGGACCTCGTAGCAAATGCCAGCGCGGTTGCTGCCTG